TTACGGACCTAAATAAGCAATTTAGAAATTTTAAGAGAGCAGAAGTTCTAGAACTTGAACTCGGCGATATTCCAAAGAATCAATATGAATATGTTAACCTTGCAATGGAGAGGGACAACGCTGTAATGACATTTCAAGAAATGTTTACTATAGATACTCCGCATGTGTTTGAAGACATTAAAGTAGATAAAGAATTATTTGATTCAATGGATACTGATATACAAACGCTTATTGCTTTAAGTGACAACAAGGTTATGAATCGCAAAGAGATGCATGAGTATCTGATTAAAGATTCAGTAACACTCAAGTTAGCATTTAAGGACAAGGAACTTGACCACGCTCTTACATCATGGATTAGAGTACAAAAGGGTGCATTAATCGGTAAGATTACCTCTAAGGTTAGGTTCAACAAGCAATTAGATGCTGAACCAGAATGGGACAAGTTTATTAACGCAATTACAGACAACAACCCAGATGAAGCAAAGGTTGTTATGAAACATTTTATTTGGCAAGTGAAACGTAAGATGTTCAATAAGCCTGTGAAGTATCATATGATGCCAATACTATATGGCGTGAAGCAAGGCAGCGGTAAGTCAACTACTGCTAAGAACTTCGTTGAGCCTATTAAGGAATTCGTTGCTTGGACTGACTTTAGCAGCATCAGCGATAATAGAGACCATAGTATCTGGCAGAATAGCGTATTGGTGTTTGACGAAATGGGCAACAGCACAACAAGTAACTTAGAGATTATTAAACAAAGACTTACTTCTGATACATTTACATCTAGAGTAATGAATACTAATGGCAATAGTACAATTATGAATAAGACAACTTCACTTGGTACTACTAACAAGGATCTTACACGTATGATCTTCGATGAAAGCGGTATGCGTAGATTCTATCAGATAGACTTTAAGGGTAATGCAGTTTGGAGTATATTGAGTGATGTGAACTATAAGATACTTTGGCAGAGTGTCAACGAGGATGCGGAAACTCCTTTACTTGAGTTACCAGATGCATTTACAAAGATTCAAGACATACAAAGCGAAAAGAGATTCATTACACTAATAGAAGCATTCCTTAATCAAAGAACCTATCCTGCAAAGGGTGAACGAATGGCTGCTGATGTATTCTTTATTGAATTCCAAGAGTATGAGAAGACACAAGTGCCAAGACCTGAGATGACTAACACTAAGTTTGGTAGAGATGTGTTAGATATTAGTAAGCAGATTAGTGGCTTGAGTATCACAAAGAAGAGATCAAGTAGAGGATTTGATTATATAATTCAGAAAACGTAGAATTGACTATGCACTATACACTCGATCATACACGACGTAAGTCATTGATTTTATTAGTGTTTTGTATAGTTTGTATAGTGTGTATAGTTATTATATATTATTATAAAATTAAATAAAATATAAATGTATTATATTGCAATAGTTAAAACCATTAGTCTACACACTGCATCTATACATTTTTATAGTCGCTTCGCGATATTCTGAGATGCTCAAGATTTATAGCAAAGACGAAGTCCAGAGTTGTTAAGTGGTTCAGGTAGTGATGCTAAATACGAATAGCGATACCCGATGATTTTTTCGGCTCGTGAATGAAACTGGTGAAAACCACTTAAATAGGCAGCGATACCCTCCGAAACTCTTTCCACTGTAAAATGAAAGGTTGAGAGTCGCTGAAACATTATGTCAAGACACTCTATCACAAAGGCTATCACGGCCAAATTGGACACCACAGCGGATTCACAATCAGCCTCGGAGAATGTGTCTAATATTCAAGTTATCCTAAACGAACTGTCCGAGGACAAAGGTCTTCTACTTACAGCCGAAACTGTTTCTATGTTAGCAGCCTCGGGAGTAAGTGTCCACAACGTATGTAAAATGTTTCGTAAGAGTTTCTCTTACCTTAATGAACAGCCACACCTTCTCGCAGCATATGAACAAGGTAGGGCACAAGCGGGAGCAAGGATGCGAGGCACCTTAATGGATGCTGCCTTGGAAGGTGGTAACATACAATCAGCAATCTACCTCGATAAGATACTCAGTGGTGACACCGTTGTGTCCGAGGTTAACTTAACAGTGGGAGTTTCACAGTTGTCAACGGTATCCGATGATGACTTAATGAGAGTGGCTTTCACTGTGGAGGGTTTCGATGATGCCTCGGATGGTGGCGGTAGTATGAACTTGGACAATCCCGAGGTTGACCCACAGTGAAACTCTTTGGCCAGTGTTCGAAACTCTTTGGCCAGTGTTCGAAACTCTTTGGCCAGTGTTCGAAACCCGAGGGGGGGGGTGGGAGCACTTTCGAGGAATAGGATTTCACCGTGATGCTGCCACATAATTTCTATGCTAATAAACCCGATGTCTACCACATAATATTACTATATCCTAAAGTGGCTACCACCACATAATATTACTATATCCTAAAGTGGCTACCACCTCACCGAAGACCATAGATAAAATTTTTACCCTAAATAAAACCGACCATGAACCAAGACCAACTTAAAAAAGAACTAATGCGCTATGAGGGATATTCAAGTAAAGTCTATTTAGACTCCTTAGGATTACCTACGGTAGGCATCGGCCATATGGATAGAATAATGGTACCTGGTACGGTCTATTCTCCTAATCAAATAGATATCCTATTCAATCACGACATTGCTAATGCAATTAAGATAGTAGATAATCTTAATCTTAATCTAGATGAAGTTCGTTATAGAGTGCTTGTGCAACTCTGTTTTAACTTAGGTAATAAGATTAATCAATTTGTGCATTTTCTTAGTGCTTGTAAATCACAAGATTGGGATACAGCAGCAAGTGAACTTAAGAATAGTTCTTGGTATACTCAAGTAGGGCATCGTGGTCCAGAAACTTGTTATGCAATTTTAAATGGCTGTTATCAGTGGGAATAATCTAAATGGCAACTAAGACTATTACTAGCACCAAAGACGAAGTATATAAGGAATTGTTCCGTAGGGGCAAACTATCCTTTATACTCTATCCACATCAACGACCAATCTATAACAAGATTCAAGAAGTGCTTACTAGTGATGCATCTACTGATAACAGTCACGTACTAGATATTTCACGACAGTTTGGTAAATCACTTACTATGTTTCTAGTAGCAGTAGAGTTTTGTCTTGCTAAACCTTTCCAGACTGTAGTCTATGTGGCACCACTCAAGAAACAAGTGATTGAGATCGTAACAGAGAATACCTATAGAGTAGTATTTCAACATGCCACTAAGGCTCAATTGCCCACTCTAAAGGATTCTGAGTTACTATTTGCTAATGGATCTAGAATACGTCTTGCAGGTACTGACAATCACAATTATGAGAGTCTACGTGGTGGATCTGCTCACTTGATTATATTAGATGAAGCGGGATTCATGAGTAACCTCAATACAGGTGTTATTCCTACTGTGCTTCCAATGCTTAAGACAACTGGGGGAAAGATAATCTATGCGTCAACACCACCTGAGACATTAGATCATGACTACTATGATGTTCTACGTGAACATGATGAGAGTGGGAACATTAGTACATTTACTATCAATGATGATAAGTCACTTACTCAGCGACAACTTGATACAATTATATCTGCGTGTAAGGGTGCGGATACTACTCTGTTCAAGCGAGAATATCTATGTGAGCGTATTGCGGAGTCAAGTCAGCAAGTGCTTCCTGAGTTAACATTTGAAATGGCAACCAAGTTACGTATTACTGAAGCATACAAGCAGGATGATCTGTTGCTCTATTGGGACAAATACATAATTGCGGATTGGGGTGGAAAAGATCACACTGCTATTCTCTTTGCTCACTATAACTATCACACTAAGAAAGTGATAGTAGAAGATCAACTTAACCTAACGGGGAATAAGATAAGTTCAGCACGTATTGCGGAAGCGATTAAGAAGAAGACCACTGAGTTGTGGCCAGATATAACCTATCGTAAGAAAGTATATTACTGGTGTGACTCTAACAATGTGTTAATTCAAAATGATATGATTCAAACACACGGTTTACCTTTTGTCTCAACGAGTAAGGATCGACTTGCGGAGCAGATGGTACAGAAGGTACGTGATTGGGTATATGATGAGAGGATTCAATTTGCGCCAAATGCGGAATTTACTTTAAACAGTTGCATGTCTGGGTGGTGGAGCAAAGGGAAGGATAAATTCGCTCAAAGTAAGATCTATGGTCATTACGATCACTTAGCGGCATTAGTTTATCTAATACGTAATGTGAATACAAATAACAACGTATTGCCTAGGTTACTTGGAATAAGCCATACTGATACGTTCATTGACCCAAGTTATAACAATAACCAAAGAAGCAGTACGAATACATTAAAGAACATTTTTAAAAGGAAACATAAATGAGCAAGACAAGTACATTACCAGATATGAGAACTTCAATTGAATCACTGGTAGCCCGTCCAGAGACAATGGAAACGTTAAACAACTTACTAGAGCGTAAGCAAGACCTAGAAGATTACGTTGCAGTAGTTCAACCATTGCTATATACATTATCGTTGAAGTTATGTGGAGAACAGAAAGACATACCACTGAAGGATTTAGTGGAAATGAGTATTAAATTTATAGGAGAACAAAATGGAAAATAAAGACCTAAGCGGAACATTTCACCGCATTTATCGCGTTAAGGGTGGTTTGTATGGAACAGAGACAGTTACAATATCAAAGGGTAAAGTAACTCAAATAGCATCAACAGAAGAGAACTATCCAACAGTTACATTAGCAAAGTTCAATAAGGTGTGTTTTAGTGAAGCACAGGATAAGTTTGATAAAGATTCACAGGAGGTTAAGAATGACTAAGATAGAAGACATGCATCAAGAAGTGAAGAATCACATAGAAG